AGTAAAGGATTTCATTTCCCACTGCTACAGTCGTCTCAGGAGTATATATTACTCTTTAAAAAGATGGCTATGGGAAATCCAGGGCAAATTTAAGGCCCACGACGCTTTTGTCAACATGTGCTATGGGCACATGTCTGACATAGAGGACTTCGAAATCCCCCTTGCAGGGGAGTTCGAAGTCAGGGAGGGCGAGATGGAAATCGCCCGGGCCAAGCTGGCGCTGATGATAGCGCAGCGCTCCGAAATCGGAGTTACCGAAGCGTACGGAAAATACGCTAGTCTTGCCGGGTGCGTCCATGTGCCCGTAGACTACAAACCCAGCATCAAAGAGCTGGAAGCCGCAGCAGAAAGCCTAGAAGGGCACATATCAGAACATCTGAAAGCTGCGAAGGAAGCCTCCAAAATCTACATCAAAGAAAAAGGTGTAGGCTTCATCTCCTCCTTCAACTCGCTGAAAGCCAGAGTGCAGCACGTAAAAGTGCAAACACTCCTCGAGAAGGAGAACCGCAGCGCTGCCGAAAAGATAAAGGCACAACTCTTTGCTAAAGAGGACATCGCAGAGCTGCGCGAATTCACCGCCGTCACCAAGGAGAAAAACGGCCTGACCAAGGTCGTAACAGAGACGGACGACGAGGGCAAATCCTACAAGAAAGAGGAGCCCGTCGAGGTGGAAGTCCGGCGCATCAAGGACACGCCGGAGGACAGAGAGAAGGCCGCTGCTTGGATCAGGGCCTATATTAAAATTAAGAATTCATCACTCTCTGCAGATGAATTGTCGATGGCCACAATCGCCAGGTACGTCGACACCCTGGGTGAGCGCGAACTCCTGGACATGGACTCCAGGATTTACTTGAAGAAATGCGCTTTTGTCCTGGTGCCATTGCCAACACCAGAGGACATTGACATCCAGATGGCAATCAACAGCCCTGCTGCTAGAGCCAAACGCGAGCAGCTTGCAATTCTTAGGGCTGAGGGTTTTTAGAAGGGCTCTGTACAGAGGTCGGTTTTGAGAGTCCATTTTCCATCCTGGGACTCCCCGACATCTCTGTCACAGACGGAGCCCGTTTACGTAAACAGTCTAGTTGCATTCATTACCTTAGTCAGACTAGTTTAGGATTAGCGTTTCAGGCGCCTAACGCCTCATTGCACAATGCATTAGTAGCAATAGAAAGGAGGGTCTTCACCGTTGGGAAAGGTGATGAAGCAGTTTTCCCCCCACGGCCAGAATATAGCGATATATTCACTGACAGCATGTCCTATTTTTCCCAAGCTGTCGTGAACAAAACGGGATACTGCAAGGTTTTTCCAGAACCATTATTAGCGCTCAGTTATCGCGCAGGAAAAAGGTCCCAGTACTTCAAAGCCATTGAATCCTTGAAAATCAAGCCATACGAAAAGAAGGATTCACATGTGACTGCATTTTTGAAGAAAGAAAAACACTGGATGACCAAGCCCATAGCTCCAAGACTGATTTGCCCGAGATCCAAGAGATACAATGTCATAGTAGGGACTCGGCTCAAATTCAATGAGAAAAGGATCATGCATGCCATTGATAGCGTGTTTGAGTCTCCCACCGTCCTATCAGGATACGACTCTTTCCAACAGGGAAAAATTATAGCCAACAAATGGCGAAAATTCTCCAACCCTGTTGCTATTGGCGTTGATGCCAGTAGATTTGACCAACACGTATCCGAGCAAGCTTTAAAGTGGGAGCATAGCATATACAACGACTTGTTCAACGATCCTCTACTGAAGGAGGCGTTAGAGCACCAATGTGACAACAACATAAGCATGTTCGTTGAAGATAAGATGCTAAGATTCAGAGTCAGGGGGCACAGAATGTCTGGTGACATCAACACCAGTATGGGAAACAAGCTCATCATGTGCGGCATGATGCATGAATATTTCAAGAGCTTGGATGTAAGAGCAGAATTGTGCAACAACGGGGATGACTGTGTCATTATATGTGAAAGGAAGGATGAAAAGAAATTCAAAGGCATGTATGAACACTTCCTTTCTTATGGCTTCAACATGGTCACTGAAGAACCCGTGTACAAGCTAACGAAGCTTGAATTCTGCCAGTCGCGACCAGTCCAAATATACGGCAAATTTCAAATGGTAAGAAGGCCGGACTGCATCGCCAAGGATAGCCACACACTTTTGAGTATGCTAGGCCCAGAGGATGTGAAATCCTACATGTCGGCCGTTGCACAGTGTGGACTTGTCCTCAATTCCGGGGTACCCATTCTGGAAAGCTTCTACAAGTGCTTGTATCGAAGCTCTGGGTACAAGAAAGTATCAGAGGAGTACATTAAAAACGTCATTTCATATGGAACTGAAGAGAGGCTACAAGGTAGACGTACCTATAAAGAAACGCCTATTACCCATATGAGCAGGATGAGTTACTGGGAATCATTCGGAGTTGACCCCCTAAACCAAAAAATTGTCGAGCGGTACTTTGACAAATTGGTGGTCAGTGCTGAACTCCAGAGAGTGAAGGTGACTACTCCACATCTGCAATCCATACTCCTCTCCATCCCGGAGAAAACCCCTCCAAGCACACAATAGATTTTCATTTTCTTACAGGCTTAGGAATAGGTTTCATTTTAGCTATCCCTTGTACTTTAGCTTTAGTCTATTTCATTTACAATAAAGTTTCAGACACCACCCGCGAGGTCGTGAATGAATTCAGCAGGCCGTAGGAGAAACAATCGGAATGTCAGAAAATCAAAACCCAAACCAAAACCTCGAGCAGTTCGGACAGTGGTTATGGTCCAGCCCAATGGAGCAGGACCCAGAAGACGAAATAACCGACGCTCAAGAGGAAGAGGGTCAAATCCTTTATCTGGATCAGCAGGCCGGTCTGAGATATTCGTTTTCTCAGTCGACGGCCTTAAGACCAACTCAAGTGGGATCCTCAAGTTCGGCCCCGGTCTATCGCAATGCCCAGCGCTTTCAGGTGGAATACTTAAGTCCTACCACCGTTACAAGATCGCAAACGTCAAGATTCAGTATAAGTCACACGCGTCCTCTACTACAACCGGCGCAATCTATATTGAACTCGACACTTCGTGCACACAATCAGCCCTGGGTAGCACAATTAACTCATTCTCCATCAACCAATCCGGCTCCAAAACGTTCAACACGGAGCAAATCGATGGAAAGGATTACCGGGAAACCACGCTGAACCAGTTCTACCTCCTTTACAAGGGCAGTGAATCAGAATCAAACACTGCAGGGCAGTTCATCGTCACTTTCAGAGTGATGAATACGACCCCCAAATAGGTAGACTCCTCAGGACCAGAACCAGCTCCAACTCCGACTCCAGCCCCAACTCCAACACCAACTCCAACCCCAAAACCTGCCCCCGAACCTGCCAAAAGATTCTTCGAATACACAGGTGTTCCGATCGTGACAATTCAGACCAGAGAGACATCGGACACGATAATCTTGAACAAATTCGAGAATCAAACGCTTCAATACTTAGAGGATGAAACAGCCTCAACCAGAACAATTGAAGCCTGGTGGAACGGAAACAATAACGTGTCAGCTCAGGCTGCATTTATTTTTCCGGTGCCAGAAGGCAGTTACTCTGTCAACATTTCATGCGAAGGCATGCAGTCGGTTGACCATATGGGAGGCACAGAAGATGGATATTGGATAGGCCTCATTGCCTACAACAATTCCACAACAGACAACTGGGGAGTTGGGAATTATCAAGGCTGTACCATCACAAAGTTCCTGGCAACAAATACGTGGAGGCCAGGACACAAAGATCTTAAATTGAATGAATGTTCATTCACAGATGGTCAAATAGTCGAGAGAGATGCCGTTATGTCTTTTCACGTAACGGCTACTATCAAAAATGCCTCATTCTACCTCATGGCTCCTAAGACCATGAAGGCTGACAAGTACAATTATGTTGTATCCTACGGAGGGTACACCAACAAAAGAATGGAATTTGGCACAATTACCGTCACATTTGACGAGTCTGGTTCTGAGGCATCTCGGGTTAAGAAGCATGAAGGCTCCATGCTTAGACACAATGTAGTACTCTTTAATAACTGGACGGATCCCCTTCCGAATCTACCGCCACAAGAAGCCGAACACACTGCGGTCATGACAGGGGATTCATCACCAGAGAATTCTGACACCGAAGCTGAGAAAGCATATAATCTGGCAACTAGGTTCATACCTGATGCTAATGAGGACGTACTACCCTCAAAAGAAGATCTCAGCAAGAAACCAATGGACAGTCGGGGCTATACAATACCTAAGCCCCCAGCGAGAGTCGAGGAACCTGAAGTACTCGACCAATACAACTACGCACCAATGTACGCTGATGACGTCCGCAAAGCTCCTAGCACCTCCTTATACAACACAAAACCCAAAAACACAGGTAGAACTTTTCTAAGTAGATTTGTAGAGTCTAGTAGAACAGCTGACGCAGGCCAGTCTGAAGCCACCACATCCAGGATGACTAGGGAACAACTCAAAGAGTACACCCGCATTAGAAACACCTGGGGCTTGACTGCTGCCAAAGAATACAAGGCTTCCTTAGAGTGAAGGTAATCACCCTCCACACTTCTCGCCACTGCCAGATAACGGATCCTGGGAAACAGGCA